AGCTGTTTGAGGGTGCGGCTGTGCGGCCAGTATTCAACGCGGATGGGCGGCGGCCGCTCGTTACGGTCGCCACGCGCTTGATTCAGGCGGCCGTAGGTGGCGTGGCTGATGCGCAGTTTGACGGTCTCGGTGGCGAGTGGTTGCAGGGAAAGGTCGAGGTAGTAGTGGCCGGGCAGGCGGGCGCTGCGGTCGGTGCTGTACCAATGCGGTTTGATGCTTTGTGTGCCACCGACAAGGTCGCACAGCGCAGGTATCGTCAGGAATATCAGCAGGATGAGAGTAAGGAGCGGCGTTTCCCAGGCAAAATGGTAGGCGAGGGTTTCGCGGCGATCATGCCAGACCCACCAGCAGAGCGGCAGGCCGCTGAGTGATGCGGGATGATATAAACCAGAAGAAGAGAGCGACATAAACGGGAAAAATCGGGAACAAACGGGAAACGGCGGGAAGGAAAATTGAAACCGCGTCGCAAATACCGAAGCGCTAAAAACCGGCGACGTCGCCGGAAATACCAAACCAGTCTAATCGCGACCCATATATAAAGTCCACAAGATAGTCGCACCAATCAAGGTGCGACTATGCCATCCAATACACGCCTCCACACCGAACTCCTCATTACCGCGGGTGTCCGTGGGCTTGACCGTATCGACGCGGTCATCGAAGCCCTGCGCGCCGCCGGGCACAACACCGACCAGCTCACCGATGAATCCGCGCGGCTGCGCGCCGAGTGGGACAGCCTTGACCCGGAAGAACGCGCGCGCCGTCTGCGCAACCTCGCGGAAGCTACCAACCAGGCACGCGAAGATACCGACCGCCTTGCTGACAGCGCCGAGCGCAATGTCGGCGCATTTGACCGCCTGAAAGGCGCGGTCATCGCCTTCGGCGCGGCGCTCGGCGTCGCCTTTGTCGCGGGGAAAATCAAGGATTTTTTTGGCGAGGCGGTCAGCGGTGCGGCAGATTTTGAGGCGCAGTTGTCGACGGTTAAAGCCGTCTCTGGCGCGTCTGCCGAGGAAATGGAAGCACTGCGTGCCGCCGCCGAGAAGATGGGCGCGGAGACCAAATACAACGCCACGGAAGCGGCGCAAGCGCTGGAAAATCTCGCCCGCGCCGGTCTGAAGAGCAGCGAAGCCATCGAAGCGCTGCCGTCGGTGTTGGCGCTGGCGCAGGGCAACGGCCTCGAACTCGCTGACGCCGCCAGCTACATCACGCAAACCGCATCCGGCATGGGGCTGGCGATGAGCGATGCAGCGCGTGTCGCTGACGTCCTCGCCAAGGCGGCATCCTCTGCCAACACCGATATCCAAGGCATGGGGCTGGCGATGAGCTATGCCGCCCCAAACGCACACGCCCTCGGTCTTACCCTCGAAGAAACCGCTGCCTACATTGGTAAACTGGCCGATGCAGGCTTTGACGGCAGCCGCGCCGGTACGGCGATGGCGACGATGATGAGCCAATTCCAAAACCCGGCCAGCACCTTCCGCCGCGAGCTTGCCTCCATCGGTATCCGCACCAACGATTTCAGCCAGGCAATTCGCGAGCTGGCAGCGACCGGGCCGAAGGGACAGGCAGCCATTAGCGCGCTCGGTGAAGCGGCTGGTCCCGCCTTCCGCGCGCTGGTCGGGCAAGGGATTGAGGCGGTCGATGAACTGAACAACAAGCTCAAAGACGCCACCGGCTTTGCGACCAAGCAGGCCAAGGAAATGGGCGACAACGTCGGCGGGGCATTTGCCGAGCTGGAAAGCGCATGGGATGCGGTCAAACTCAAGCTCGCCACGCCCATCCTCGAACCGCTGAAAAAGAAAATGCTGGAGCTGGCGGATGTTATCTCCGAACTGGTCGCCAGCGGCAAAATCGAAGACCTCGGCAAAAAAATCGCAGACACCTTTGAGCATGGTGCGGACGTGGTCATTCGCTTCGTCAAGGAGCTAGACTTTGGTGCGGCGGTGGACAAAGTCAGTAACGGGTTTGCCGTGCTACAAACAACCGGCGTGGCGCTCAACGGGGCATTTCAGGCGCTCTCCATCGGGCTGAACGGACTGAAGGCGGGCTTTGCGGCTATTGGTATCGTCCTCACCACCGTCATGCAGGTTGCCGCCAACGTCGCACTCGGCATCCTTGGCGCAGGAGAGGCGGTGAGCGACTTTTTCGGCATCACTGACAGCGCCTCGAACAGCATGCTGGAGCGTCTCTCCAGCCTGAACGAAGTTGCCAACAACGCGCGCGGCGCGCTGCTGGAGGTCATCAACAACGCGGGCGAATCCATCCGCGCCAGCGGAGAATCCATTGCGGGCACCGCGCAGGATGCCGCCGAGAAAGCCAGTACCTCCCTTGCGCAAATCCCACAAGCCACTGCCGACGCCGTAGAAGCAGCCAAGCAGCCGATATTGGGCTTTGCCCAAGTTGCCATTGATGCCGCGCGTGAAGTCACGGACACAGCCATCACCGAAGCGGACAAACAAACCAAAGCCGCTGTCGACGCCGCGCAGCAAACCAAAACGGCGCAAGAGCAGGCGGCGGAGGCGGCGAAGAATGCGTTTGCGGACATCGGCGTTGACCTCGATGAAGTCTTTACCGGCGTCTCCGCGAAATCCAAAAAAGCGATGAGCGACTACACCTATGCGGTGCAGCAGGCGATGGATGCCGGTTTGGATGCGACCGCCGCGGCCCGTGCAGGCTTTGAAGCGTTGGCAGCGAAAATCTCGTCGCCAGAAGAATGGGCAGCGCTGAAACAGCAACTGACGGACAGCGGCGTGGCGATGGACAAGCTGACGCAAGGCCAGCTCAAACGCATGGCTGACGGCATCAAAGGCCTGCCGGATGCGGCGGCAACCGCAATGGATGCGCTCAAAGAACGACTCAACAGCGCCGACCTCGGCGGATTGGAACGCATCGGCACTGAAGCCAAAGCGGCCTTCGCCGCGGGGGAACTCTCCGCCAAACAGTACGCCGACATCCTCGACCAAATCAAAAGCAAAACCGAGGAGCTGCGCGCCAAAACCGCCAAAATCGGCGAAACCGCCACGCAGGCGCATGGACAAGCAGCGCAAGCGGCACAAGAACACGCCGCCGCACAGAAAAAAGAAGCCGAAGCCAGCGAACAGGCCGCTGAAGCCACCGGAAAAAAGGCGCGCGCAACCATGACACTCTACGACGCCTCAAAACTTAACGCCGAGGCCATCGGGCTCGTCGATGACGCCATCAACAGCATGGTGACGAGCATGGGGCATATGGACGCCGACGACTACCTGCACAAAGTGGCGGCCATGTCGCGTGTTGGCCAGCAGTATGTTGCCGACGTGCAGCGCGCCGAGGAGGCGACCGAGCGCCTCAACCAGCGCACCAGTGACGGCACCGTCTCCATGCACGATATCGCAGAGGCAACGCACGCCGCCAGCTCCAACATCGCCGCGCTGGACAGCACCACCCTCAAAAACCTCAACGCCAGCATCGACGCCGCCAAGAAAAAACTGGAAGACCTGCAACAGCAGGCCAAAGACACCGCCGCCGATCTTGATGCCGAACTGGCGCAGCTCAAGGGCGACGACAGCAAAACCGCGAAGCTGGAGCAGCAGCGCAAGCTGCGCGAGCTGGAGGGCAAGCTGCACGAGGCCGAAATCCGCCGCAACGACGAAGAAATCGCGCAATACCGCCGCGCGATTGAACTGCAACGGCAGATTGGTGATGAGAAAGCCCGGCAGGCGGCAGACAAGAAAGCCGAGGCGGCAGCGCGCGCGCAGGAATCGCGCAGCCGCGGTAACGCCACGCCGCGAAGCACGACGACCAGCAGCGCCACCAGCCACGGCGCAGGCGACATCAGCCCGCAGCAGGTGGTGGATGCACTGGATGACCGTACCCGCGGAATCCTCAAAAACGAAGGCGCACAGGAATTTGCGCGCCAGCTGCTCAACGAAGCCAAACGGAGCCCGCGATGACACCTTGGACACTCACCCGCAAAGACAACAACGCCACCCTAGAACTGCCGGCCGACATGCGTTGGCGTGACGAGTTTGACTGGCAAGCGCTGGCGCAGTCGTCCGTGCAATACAGCCTCGGCGGCAGCGCCATCATCCAGCAGGGCACGATGCTCGCCGGGCGTCCGGTGACGCTCGCGGGCGAGTGGATATGGCTTGACCGCGCGACGCTCACCACCCTTGCCGCCTGGGCAGACGTGCCGGAGCTGGAAATGACCCTCGCCCACCCCGACGGGCGGCAGCTCAACGTCTGCTTTGCCCGCCCGGCGTTATCCGATTGCGCGCCGGTCGCCTACCGCGCCCCCGAAGACGGCACGGCGCAGTACGAGGCACCGACCATCCACCTGATGACCATCTAATGCAACCCGGTAACAAATCATGACCCAACGCCATACCCAACTCACCCGCCAAGACCTCAAAATCTACGCCACCGAGCGCCTGACCGATGCCCCCGACGGCGGCGGCCTGATGACCGCGCAAGAGCTCACCGGGGCGCCGGGCGAGCTGATGCCGACACCATCGGACGTTGACCGCACCCAGGGTAGGTTTCAGGCGCGCTCGGTACACGCGGGCGTGCGCCGCCCGGATGCCACCCCGCTCTGGGGCGCGCACGTCATCATCAGCAAGCCGCCCAAGGCCGCGAACGTGTCGTATCTCCTCTACCGTGGCGTCAGGTACGGCGAGTCGCGCGCCGACATCGTCAAGCGCATCGCCGCCTATGCGGTGGCCACCATCGAGTCGCGCATGACGCTGCTCTCGGTGCAGTCGCTGGGCTCGCGCATCATCCAGGCCTATCAGCGTCCCGGCGAGCCGCTGCCGCTCATCGGCGACGTCTATTGCCTGCGGCAGGACAAGCGCGGCTACCCGCAGCAGGAGCAGTACATCAAGGTTATCCGCGTCAGCAGCGAGGACAGGACGTTTACGGACGTGACGAGCGGCAAGGATTTTATCCGCACCGTGGTCAAGATGGAGATATCCACCGCACTCACCGCCGATTTTATCGGCGTGGATTACCCGTCCATCGCCTACGCCGACCCGGTGTGCAAGCTGCGCGAGACCCACATTGCCGACGGCGCGCAGTATTACGGCGTCAAGCCGCTGGCGGAGGCCATCCGCAAGGGCGTCATGACACTCAAAGTCCCAAGTCTAATGGAAAAACTCGTCCCCACCTCGCAGGTGGAGACCTCGCACACCGACCTCACCGCCGCCGGACAACAGCAGCTCATCTTTGACGCCGCCAAAGGCGAGAGCAGCCTCACCGCCGCCGGTGCGCTCAACGGCAACAGCATCCTCTACGCGGGCAACGCCATCACCCCCGGCAGCGTGCGCCTCGTCGTCGGTGCCATCGAGATTCGCGACCGCGGCGGCGATCTGGTCATCAATGACCGCGCCGTCGGCACCGTCGATTACGCCCACGGTGAGCTGCGCTTTGCCGAGACGGTATCCAGCGGCGGCTGGTGGACGCTGTATTTTCGGGCGGCGGCGGAGCTGTTGCAGGTGGCAGACACCGCCAGCATCCCGGTGTTGATTAACAACCGCGGCTACAACTACAGCATGACCATCATCCCGTCGCCCGCCCCCGGCAGTCTGGTCGTCTCCTACCGTGCGCAGGGGCGCTGGTACGATCTGCGCGATGATGGCTCAGGCGCCCTGCGCGGCGGCAGCGCCGGACACGGCAGCGGCACGCTCAACTACCGCAGCGGCACGGTCAGCATCACCTGCGGCGAGCAGCCGGATGTGGCGAGCGAGGTCATGTTTGCCTGGGGCTCGCAGGCGACGGTGCATAACCGCGCCGATAGCACGCCAACGGCGACGATGCTCATCCAGCTGGAGGCAGGCGTCGCCCCCAACAGCGTCAAGCTCAGCTGGACGGACAACGGCGCCGCCAAGACGGCGCAGGACGACGGCGCGGGCAATATCACTGGCGCCTGGACGGGCACGGTCGATTACCGCACGGGGGCGATAACGCTCTCCAGCTACCCCGGCGGCGAGCAGCGCCTCGACGTCAAGGTGGACTACTCGGTCGGCCAGCCGCAGCAGGCCGAGTGGAAGGCGCCAAGCCGAGACGGTAGCGGCTACGTCAACCTCACCCTCGGTCAGACACAAATCAAGCCGCGCTCGGTCGAGCTGGTGTACAACGTCCTCATCGAGGACTACGACCGCAAGGTACAGCAGGGCGAGGCGTACACGCGCAAGGTTGACCCCTACGTCACCGTGCGCGACGACGGCGCGGGCAATCTTAAGGACGCGGGCGGAGTCAGCCACGGCAGCATCAACTACGCTACCGGCGTCATCAAGCTCAAGCCGGACGGCATCGTCAAAATCCCCAAACCCATCTACCGCAAGGAACCGATGGGCGAGAAAGTGGTCACCAACGGCACCACGCAAACCGTGACCCCGCTCTACCGCCTCATACTTGAGGGCTATGAGTACGTCCCTGCGCTGGCGTCCGCGCCGATAGACGACAGTTTCAAGGTGACGGCCACCTACCGCGGACAACAAACCGAGGACGCACGGACAAAACAGGCAACCTCCGGCGTGCTGCGCATTGACCTGCTGCCGACACTCGCTGAGCAAATCGTCCCCGGCAGCGTGCGTTTTGCCATCGGCGGCGAGGTGTACTTTGACCGCCGCGGCGAGCTCTACTGGCGGCTGGACAGCAGCACTGGCGCCGCCAGCCGTGTCGGCAGCATCGACTACCAGAGCGGCATTGCCACCGTCGAGCAGGCGCCCGCCGGTACCCTCACCCTGCAAGCGATAGCTGGAACCGTATCGGCCAACCCGGTCGATGCTGCGGTGTGGCGCATCCCCTCCGCGCCGGTCAGCCCCGGCTCCGTGCAGATTACCGCCACCCCGCTCACCGGCGGGCAAATCAACGTGCGCGCCGACGCCGGAGGCAAAATCAGCGGCAAGGGCATCGAGGGCAGCGTTGACTACGAGAGCGGCGTGGTGCGGCTGCGCTTTGGCAAGCTGGTTGCGGCAGCGGGCAACGAGTCGGCCTACTGGTACAACCCGGATGCGGTCGACGCCCAGGGCAAAATCTGGCAACCGCTGCCGGTCTATGCCGACAGCATCCGTTACAACGCCGTCTCCTACACCTACCTGCCGCTGGATACCGGCACCATCGGCATCGACCCGGTGCGCCTGCCGTCGGATGGCCGTGTGCCCATCTACCGGCGCGGCGACATGATTGTCATCGGCCACCGCCTCACGGAGGACATCGGCAGCGCGCATACCGCCGGACAGACGGTACAACTCTCGCGCGGCGATGTGGACAGCATCTGCCTGCACGATGCCAATGGCGTACCTATAGAGGCCAAGTGGTACGACTACGACCTTGTGCGCGGCACCATCACCTGGGCGACGCCGCTCGACCTCTCCGCCTACACCCTCCCCCTCACTGCCGGGCACGCGCGGGAGGAGGAAAACCGCCTGATTGCGGTGGACATCGACGGCACCTTGCAGCTGCAATTTGCCACCGGCCGCGACTACCCGGCGGATGAGACCTACATCTCCTCCGCCCTCATCGGCGGCGACCTGCAAGTACGCGCCACCGCCCCCTTCGGGCAACGGGCCTGGACGCGGGTGTGGAGCGATGAGCGCATCGGCGACGACATCAGCGCACGCCTCAACGTTAAGGACTACCCCATCCAGCTTGCCGACGACGGCGCGACCACCGACCGCTGGGCGATTGTCTGGCGCGACGGCACCCAGTTTGACCTCTACTCGGAGGCACTCGGCCTCGTCACCCGTACCGATGCGCTGCAAGACCTCGCCCCCATCAACCCCGCCAGCGGCAAACCCTACTTTACTTTGCCCAAGGGCGCGTTCGGCATTGCGGGCGGCGCGTCGGGCTGGCAGGCGGGCGAGGTGGTCAGATTTAATACCTTCGGCACGCATTTGGGCGTCTGGGTGTTGCGTGCCATCCAGCCCTCGGCGCAGCGGCAGACCGAGGACGACGGCTTTGTCATGTGCCTGCGCGGCAACACCACCGAGATTTAAGGAGATTTTATGAGCTTTTTGAACCCCACCCCCGTCCCTGTAACCCTTTATTCTTCCGAGGACGCCGACGCGCCGCAAATCGACCGCGACAACTGGCGGGGCGCGATTAAGACTATCTTCAAAGCCTGTCTGGTTACCGGCTACGGCGGCAAGACAGGGCAAGGTTGGCGAATCGAAGAAGAAGATACCGACAAAGCCACATTCACGCCGGGCGACCCTGCGGCCGCCAATGTCGGCCTCTATGTGGACAGCAGCCGCTACAGCTACAGCCGTTTTGACTTGGTTTGGCAGGGCGTCCGCGCCAACACCCCGGAAGACAAGCGGATGCGCCTGGGGCAAAACCCGTCGCGGGACAACCCAACCCAGCCGTGGTATCTGCTTGCCACGCCGCGCAGTGTCTGCTTCCTCCCCATTTACACCTACGGCGCCTTCGCCGCAAGCGTCATGCTCTACTTCGGGCAAATCCGCCACAACTTAAACCACCCCGCCGGGCAGGATTTTGCCTACTATCTCCCCTATTCATACAGAGGCTGGGACCTGTCAACACTTGAAACGGACACATGGAACACTGTGCCGTTACTATACAGCGCTGGGTCACTAGGGGCGGTTGGTACCGTGGCAACAATGAACGCCAACGTGCGTAGCGCAGCAACTATCCTCAGCGGCGGCAGCGCACCGCTTGCCGATCCCGTCACCGCATCTCGCCTTTACGCACCACTCTATATCACCCGCGGTGGCGAATTTATCGGACAAATCCCCGGTCTACTTATTCCCTCGCATCGCCTTGAAAGCGATGCGACAGGTCAGGTCATGCGCATTGACGACAGCCCGCATGACTGGCTGTTTACCCATCAGGCCTCCAGTGTGGTCTCCAGGCTGCGCGACTCACGCGGCTGTGGGCTGCTGGTCAACTGCAATGAATGGGTGTACTGATGATCGACAAGCCACTCGTCAGCCCGCACTACAGCGCCTATTTTGCAGGCACCGAAGAAGGTATTGTCACCGCCGCCGGAATGCCCGCGCGCAAACCGATTACCGTCCTGGACGCCATCACGCTACAAGTGCTGGCAACGGCATGGTCACTGGACAACGGGCATTATCTGGTGCGCAACATCGAAGCAGGGCGCAAGTGCATCATCATGGCACGCGACACGCAGCGCGGCTACGAGCCGGTGGCCTATGACTGGATAGCGCCATCCGAGGCACTTAATGGCACTGAGCAGGCGGCACTATGGCGGCGCTGGACAACCTAACCACAAACGATGAGCCGCGCTCCTGACAAACTGCCGCTGCCGCTCTCGCAGCAATCTGCGGGCAACAACAGCGCGCGCCTGACCTTTGCCTTGCTGCGCCGCGCCGACGATGCGCTGCCCAAGCCCCCACAACCGCACAAACCCAAGAACGTACCCATCAGCGGCTGCACCCCAGTGCGCACCGCACCCGCCGCCACCGTCAGCACCTGCCTGCGCGTCCACGACCACGGCGCGCGCATCAACACCTGCCGACAGCTACACTACCGTCCGGCGGCGGATATCGGGCGCTGCTGGCGACTGCGCATGACCCCGCTGCCGTCGCTGGCCGCCTGCACCCGCATCACCCTGCCCACCGCTGCCCCGGTCGCGCGTTGCTACCGCATCCATAACGCCGCCTTGCCGCTGATTGGCGGCTGCTACCACGGACACAACGTGCGCGGCTGGCTGCTGCGTCGCTGTGTTGCACAACACATCCCCGTCGCCGTGCCACTGCGCGGTTGCCATCGCCTGCGCTACCCCGTCGCGCCGCTGCTCGTCAGTTGCGCCACCGTCCACTACTGGGGCAAGGCGCTGCGCAGTTGTCACATCGTGCGCTATCGCCATGCGGTGCGCCCGCCCTGCGAGTATTACCCCATCCCGCTGCCGCCACCGCCGCCCGACCTCTCTCCCTGCCGCATCCGTCCGCCGTCCGACCGGCTGCCGCTACCCTTTGCCCGCCGCCGCATCAGCCGCGACAGCGCCCGCCTTGCCCTGCCGCTGCGCTGCTGGCACGACGGCAACACCAACGACCTGCCCATCCTCCCCGGATACATCATGCACAACAAGATTACCGCCGACATCAATGGCGAGCCGCTCGACCTGCTCGCCCTGAGCCTCACCACCGACACCGCCTCCTACTGCTGGCAGGGCGACATCACCCTCTCGCCCGCCAGCTTTGCCAAACTCAAGATTGACCAACGCGCCGCAGGCGACGAGGCCGTCATCACCGTGCGCATCAACGGCCAGCGCTGGGACATCCTCGCCGAGGACTACCGCGACACCCGCAAATTTATCGGCCACAGCTACACCGTCACCGGGCGCAGCATCACCGCCAAGCTGGGCGCCGACTACGCCAAGGGCAGACACAGCAAGTACGACGCCGCCCGCTACGCGCGACAAATCGCCGACGAGCAGCTCAACCTGCTGCCCTACCGCATCGCCGCGTGGGAAGCGGTCGATTGGCTCATCCCCGGCGACACCTACACCGTCTCCGGACAGACACCGATAGAGGTCATTGCCGACCTCGCCAGAGCGGCAGGGGCATATGTAGAGAGCCACCCCTACGAGGCGCAGCTCTTTGTCCGCCCGGTGTGGCGGCAACCCGCATGGGGCAAACCCACCCCGGCACTCACCATCCCTGCCAACCTCATCCTCTCCGTGTCTGGCCAGCGCCGCATCAGCGAGCGCTGCAACGCGGTACGCCTGACGCCTGCGGCCGAGCAAATCGGTGGTGCCAAGGCCAAGGGTGGCCTTGTTTACCGCGAAGGCAGCGACCAACAGCCGGAGGCCTCCACCCTGACCCACGCCGCCTACACCGACACCGACGTCATGCGCGCCGCGGGCATCCATGCCTTGAGCGAGACCGGCACGCACAAAATCGAAACCGTGCAACTGCCGTGGGCGGAAAAATACCAGCTGCCGCTGGCGAGCCTCGGCGCGGTATGGGCATTTGCGGAGCAGGGGCAAACATGGCAGGGCGTCATCAAGGGCGTATCGGTGGCGGTCGAGCTGGACGGCGGCGCGCCGGTGGTTACGCAGACCGTCACCATTGATCGCTATCTGGGAGATTAAGCCATGAGCAACATCCGCCAACAACTGATTGACCTCATCAACCCGCACCACCGCGCCGTCGCCAAGATTGTTGGAGGCAAGGGCGCGGACACGTGGGTAGGGGAGACCCCATCCGGCGGCGTCGTGGTCATCAGCGGCAGCACGCAGATTGGCGAGAGCGTCTATTTTGACGCCGTGACCCTGCGCATCGAGGGCAAAGCCCCGGATTTGGAGTGGCAGGAAATCAGGGTGTGATTGCCCGCCCGTATGGATGACTACCGAACAGCGAAGTATGCAGGCAAACCCCACCCCCGCCCCTCCGGGGGATAAATCCCAAACCAGTCTAATCGCCGCTTTATGCGGCGATTTTTATCATGGCCTTCAGTCAATCAACTGGAGACTCCCATGCCCAAAAAGCACAACAAAATGGCCATCTGGTACGTCATCAGCGCCGTGCTGCTCGTCGTCCTAGCCATCATCGCCCGCCAGCAAATTGGCCTCTTGCTGCTCAAAACCATCTACATCAGCATCGCTCTTGCCCTTGGCTACTACGCCGACCGCACCATCTTTGCCGCTTATCGCCCGTTTGAAATGCGCCAAGAGCCCATCGTCTTTGCGGCGGTCATGATTCGCCGCGCGTTGCTCGTCTCTGCCGTCGTCCTCGCCTTTGCCATCGGACTGTAATCATGCGGCGCACCCTACAACTCCTCGCGTTTGTCGTCGCGGCGGGCGGGGGCCCCTGGGGGACAGCCCCCGGCGACCGGGGGACCCCCCCCCGC